TTGGCGGCCGTGAAGCAGTTTTCCGCCAAGCAGAAGACGGCGATGACCTGGTGGGCGAACCCAAAGTACAGAGAGTACGACGCGATCATCTGCGACGGGGCGGTGCGAAGCGGGAAGACGCTGTCGATGGGGATGGGCTTTTTCCTGTGGGCGATGCGGCGCTTTAGCGGCGAGCAATTTGCGCTGTGCGGGAAGACGATCGTGTCGCTGCGGCGCAACGTGTTGCATGAGATTTTACCGAAGGTGATGGCGCGGGGCTTTCACTGCGAGGAGAAGCGGAGCGAGAATTTAGTGATCGTGCGAAGCGGCGGACGGGAAAACCGTTTTTACCTCTTCGGCGGCTACGACGAGGGGAGCGCGGCGCTCATCCAGGGCGTGACGCTGGCGGGGGTGCTGTTCGACGAGGCGGCGCTGATGCCGCGGTCATTTGTGGAGCAGGCGAGCGCGCGATGCAGCATATCGGGCAGCAAGCTGTGGTTCAACTGCAACCCCGAGGGGCCAATGCACTGGTTCTACCGCGAGTGGATCCTGCGCGCGGAGGAGCGCGGGGCGCTGTATCTGCACTTTACGATGGACGACAATCCGTCGCTCTCGCCGCGCATTCGGGCGCGGTACGAAAAGGCATACAGCGGGACATTTTACCGGCGGTTCATCCTGGGCGAGTGGACGGCGGCGAAGGGGCTCATCTATGACTTCTTTATGCCGCAGGAGTATTGCGCTCGTGTGCCGGAAAAGCCGTGGGAGCGGGTGAGAATCTCCATCGACTACGGGACGGTGAATCCGACGAGTTTTGGCCTGTGGGCGCTCAAGGACGGCGTGTGGTACCGGGCGAGGGAGTATTACTTCGATTCGCGCAGAGAGGGGCAGCAGAAGACAGACGCGGAGTATGTGGCGGACCTTAAAAAGTTCGCAGCGGGGGAGACGGTGGAAAAGGTGATCGTCGACCCGTCGGCGGCGAGCTTTATCGAGGCGCTGCGGCGCGAGGGCTTCCCCGTGAGCAAGGCGGACAACGATGTGGCGGACGGCATCCGCGTGACGGCGAACCTATTGAAGCAGCGGAAGATCGTGATCTGCGAGGGCTGCGAGAGCTGCCTTGCCGAGATCGCGGCGTATTGCTGGGAGGACAGCGGAACGGGAAGAGACCGGCCGAAAAAGGATAGAGATCACGCGATGGATGAGATGCGGTATTTTGCCGTGTCGATCGCGAAAAAGGAACGCGGAGGCGGCATTGCGATGCGCTCGGTGGAGCGCGCGGCGCGATGAACAAAACGGAAAAGGAGAGGACAGGATGAAAGTACCCTGGCAGAAGGAGAGAAGCACGGGCGGCGAGACCGCCGTGCAGCTGCGCAGCGGCGGACGCAGTACATTCGGACGGCTTGAGAGCTATGTGCCGCTGCTGGACGGGGAGACAGCGCTTTACCGCGAGGTGCGCGAGGCGGTGCCGGTGGTGGACGCGGCCATCTGCAAGCTGATCCGGCTGACGGGCGGCGTGCGCGTGACGTGCGGCAACGAGCGGGCGGAGCAGGGCTTGCAGCGCTTTTTGCGCGAAGTACCGGTGGGCAGAGGGGCATCAACGCCTTTTTGGACTGTTACCTCGATTTGCTTTTGACCTGCGGGCGCGCGGTAGGCGAGATCGTACCGGACGCGGAAGGACGCGAGATCGCGGCGGTGCTGTGCGCGGACGTTTCGCAGGTGGAGGTGCGCGAGGGGGACAATCCGCTCGAATTCTGCCTGTGCGGTGTGGATGGCGGCGGGCGCAGCGTGCCGCTGGAGTATCAGGACCTACTGCTCTTTACACCGCTCAACCCCGAAGCGGGGCACCCTTACGGAGTTTCGATGCTGCGCTCGATGCCGTACTTAACGGGGCTGCTGCTGAAAATTTACGACGCGATGGGGAAGAACTGGGACCGCTGCGGCAACGTGCGCTTTGCCGTTGTCTATAAGCCGCAGGACGGCGAGCTCGACCGCGGGGCGGCACAGGAGCGCGCCGAGCAGATCGCCGAGGAATGGTCGCGGGCGATGCAGGAGGGCAGAAACGGCAGCGTGCGCGACTTTGTATCGGTGGGCGATGTATCGATCAAGGCCATCGGCGCGGACAACCAGATCCTCGACAGCGAGACGCCGGTACGGCAGATGCTCGACCGCGAGGAGGCGATGGAGCGGCTGTGCCCCGAGTGCCGGACGCGCGCGGAGGAGGCACGGTGCAGCATTTGCGGCGCAAAGCTCGGCGAAACCGCGGGCGGCGGCAACGCGAGCTTTGATATGGCGCGCTTTATCCGCATGAAGGAGGGGCGAAAACCTTGAATTACATCGAATGGGCGCTGCAAAGAGGCGCAGAGCTGTGGCGCGCGCGGGAAGAGGCGCTGAAAAAGCGCCTCTTCCTTGTGCCAGAGGGGACGGCGCAGAAAAAGGCGGCGGAGGCGCAGCTTTCGGAAGAGGAAGCCGCGGCGCAGGATGCGGAGATGAGCGGCGGCGCGGAAACTGTGGCAGAAGCAGCGGATGATCCGGTGGAGACGGCGGCGGTGCGGCTTGGGCAAAAGCTCGGGCTGGGTGCGACGCAAGAAGATGATGGCTCGGAGAGGGAGACAGCGTTTTCTGCCAATCTGGCGGGCACTGCGGCGGCGAACGCTGCGCTTCTGCGCGCGAGGGAGGCCGAGAGCGCGGACAATGCGTCCGACTGGATAAGAAAGCTCCTGAGCGCGGACGGCCGCGACGGGGCGAGCGCGGCGGCAGCGCGAGGGAAAAATGACTTTTCACTCGCGCAGGAGCAGGAGGTGCGCGAGACGGAGTCGTTTTCGCTGAGCTTGGAGCGCGACGCGCGCCGATACGACGGCGGATTTTTATTTTACTGAGAAAGGGGCGGGAGGATGAACCTTGCACCGATGCGATACAAGGATTATGTCTGGCCGCACAACCCGGAGACCTACACCATCTCGTTCAAGCGGCAGGTGGCAGTGGCGAAGGTGCCGTTCGGGCGCTACGGGATGCAGGATCTCGGAATGAGCTACCGCGTGATGGAGGGCGAAGGCGTTTTTGCGGGGAAGGGCGCCTACGACGAGTTCAAAAAGCTGGCATCGGTCTTCTATCAGGGCGAGTCGGGGCTGCTGATCCATCCGGTGTGGCAGGCGTCGCAGGCGTACTTTGTGTTGCTGGAACTGGCGCAGCAGCCGCTTGAAAACTACGTGCGCTACCGCTTTGCCTTCTGGGAGACGAGCCCACTGGATACGTCGCTCATCCGCGTGAGCGGCGGGAGCGGCAATGCGGGCACGGGGACGAAAACGGCGAGCTCGTACTACACGGTCAAGCGCGGCGACACGCTGTGGGGCATCGCGAACACGTATGGCGTGACGCTGACGGCGCTTTTGAACGTGAATCCGCAGATCAAAAATCCCAACAGGATCGCCGTGGGAGAGCGGGTGACGCTGCCGTGATGAAGGGGTATCTGACGACGTGCGACGGTGCGCAGTTTGAGCTGCCGACGCTGCTGAAGTGGGAATTTTCCTACACGGGAAGCGTGCCGTGCGACAGCTTTACGCTCAAGTGCGCGTATGAGCCCGCGATGGCGGAGGTGCTGCGGCGGGCGGTGCGCTTCACGGCGAGAGAGGACGGCACGGTCGAATTTGCGGGCGTTGTGGACGAGTGCGGCGTGACATGCGATGAAAAGGGCTTGCAGCTTGAGGTGAGCGGACGCGGCATGGCGGCGCTGCTGCTCGACAACGAGGCAGAGAGCGTGAGCTATCAGTGGGCGACGATGGAGGAGATTCTCAAAAACCATGTGACGCCGTACGGCATCGTGTGCACGGGCTATGACGCGGTGACGGCTGCGGCGCGGTACCGCGTGGCGAACGGTTCGAGCCAGTGGAAGGCGCTGAACGATTTTGCAGCGCTGCACGGAGGGATCGCGCCGTATTTCGACAAGACGGGCGCGCTGGAAGTGAAGAAAAACCGCAAGGCCGCGCGCGTGAGCATCGACGCGAAAACGCCGGTGACGGCGCTTTCCTACTGCGATAAGCGCTACGGCGTGATCGCCGAGGCACTGGTGGTGGACAGCAAGGCGGGCGTGAAGCAGAGCGTGAAAAACGAGGCGTTCTGTGCTCGCGGCGGCACGAGCCGGCGCGTATTTTACGTGCCGGCGCGTAGCGGCACGCAGGCAATGCGCTACACGGGGGAGTATCAGATCGCAAAGTCGAAGGAGGGCGCGGAGACGCTGCGCGTGACGATCGCGGGGCGGTTCACCGCCGCGCCGGGGGATATTGCGGCGGTGAGCGGGACGAAGATCGGCATTGTGGGCAATTTCCGCGTGATCGAGTGCGTGAGGCGCTTTGGCGAGAGCGGAGAGGCGTGCGAAGTGACGATGCAGAGGGAGTGAGAGACAATGTGGCTATCGAGAAAGCTGAGCCAGCATGAGATGCAGGACGTGGCCTCAGCACAGGACGGAACGGTGACGGTCGAGGGCGGCGAGCTGGCGGTGTTCAGCAGCGGGGAAAAGCGCGAGGTGAAGACCGCCGCGCCCGGCGGCTATGAGTGGCAGCCGAAAAAGGGCGAGGATGTGCTGGTGGTGTGCGGCGGGACCTTTGGCGAGGAGGCCTACGCCGTGGGCGCGGTGGGGCAGAGCGCGGACGACCTGGCACCCGGCGAGGTGCGCATTCGCTCCGCCACGGCGGGGACGGAGATCGTGCTGCGCAACAACGGGCGCATCGACATCAACGGGCTCCTTTTCATCAACGGGATGCCGTATCTGGGAATGGGGGGCTGAGGATGGAGCTGAAGATCAAAGACCGCGATTATGTGGCCGACGGCGCGGGCGGGCTCGTGCGCGTGAGCGGCTGGGACGAGCTGCTCGAACGCGTGCTCTTTAAGCTGAGCGTGCGGCGCGGGAGCTTTGCGCTCGTGCCGGAGTTTGGCAGCAAGCTGCACCTTTTATGGCGGGAAAAGGGCGAGAGCCGCGCGACGGCGGCAAAGCAGTACGTGGCCGAGGCGCTGGCGGACGAAGAGGGCCTGAGCGTGACGGGCATGGAGCTTGCGGAAAAGAATGGATTTTTGGAGCTGCGCGTGCTGCTGCGCTATGAGAACGAAACGGGCGAGGCGGTCGTGACGATAGGGGGAGAGTGAAGAATGGAAGAGCTGAACGCGATCTACGAGCGGATGCGCGCGATCTTTGCCGAGGAGGCGGGCTTTGTGCCGAACAACGGCTGCGACGCGATGGTGCGCCTCTATGCGCTGGCGAGCGAGGTACAGTCGCTTCTGGCACAGGCAGACTGGGTGCTGGATCAGAGCTTTCCGCAGACGGCGGTGGGGCAGTATCTTGATTATCACGCCGAGATGCGGGCGCTGACGCGCCTTCCGGCGGCGAAGGCGACGGGCGTGCTGCGCTTTTCCGCGCCGTCGGCGGCGGTGACGGATTATGAGATTGACGCGGGAAGTGTGGCGATGACGAGCGGCGGTGTGCGCTTTGAGACGACGGAGAAGGCGACGCTTGCAAAGGGCGAAACGTATGTGGATGTGCCGGCGAGCGCCGTGGAGGCGGGGCGAGCGGCAACGCCATCGCGGGCGCGATCCATCTGATGTCCGTGTATCCGGTGGGCATCACGCAGTGCACAAATCCTGAGGCGTTTTCCGGCGGCAGCGACGAGGAGAGCGACGAAAAGCTGCGCGAGCGCGTGCTCGAGAGCTACAAGCGTTTGCCGAACGGCGCGAACGCGGCGTTTTACGAGCAGGAGGCGATGAGCTTTCCGAACGTGGCGGCGGCGAAAGCGGTCGGCCGCGCCCGCGGCATCGGCACGGTGGATGTGTATGTTTCGACGCACGCGGGCGCGCCGGATGAGAAGCTGCTCGGCGAGATCGAGGCGGTCTTGCAGAAAAAGCGCGAGATCGCGGTGGATGTGGAGGTCAAGGCACCGACAGAGAAGACCGTCAACATGAGCGCGGAGCTGACGGCGGAGCAGGGCTGGACGATGCAGGAGATCACCGATGCGGCGACGGCGGCGCTGCAGGCGTACTTCGCCGGCGAGCGGCTGGGTGAAGCGGTGTATACGGCGAAGCTCGCGAGCATCCTCTACGGTGTGGAGGGCGTGAAGAACTGTCACCTGCTCACGCCGGACGAGGATGTGAGCGTGAGCGCGACGGAGCTACCGGTGCTCGGCACGGTGACGATCACGGAGATCGGGGCGGGTGAGGCATGATGTATTATGACTATCTCTGCCGCCTTTTGGAGCCGATGCGCGTTTACCGCACCGAGCGCGGCACGCTGAGCGGCGGAGAGCTGTACGCAGCGGGCGCGGTGCTGGATGAAGCGGACGGCGCTATGGAATACGCCGAGCAGGAGGGCCTTTTGCAGACGGCGGAGGGCGAGGGCCTTGCAAGGCGGGAGAAGCTCTTTTCCCGCTGCCCGGTCAGCGTTTCGACTGCGCTGCGGCGCGAGGCCATCGCGGCGCTCGCGCGCATCAACGCCGACAGCTTCACGCTGGATGCGATCAACTCGACGCTCAGCGGCTGCGGCATCAAGGCGCTGGCGGAGGAGACGGAGAAAAAGGGAACGGTCAAGGTCTGGTTCCCGAACACCGTGGGCGTGCCGGATGAGTTTTCGCAGGTGGAGAGCATCATCCTCGATATCATCCCGTGCCATTTGCTGGTGGAGTTCTACTTCCGGTATCTGACGTGGCTCGAGTGCGAGAGAGTGGGATTCACGTGGCAGAGTGTGGAGGACACGCACCACACGTGGGAGAGCTTTGAAAAGGCGGTGCCGGAGGAAGAATGACGGAACAGGAGATCTCGGTCAAGCTGACGGAGACCGAGCAGCGCGCCAAGTCGAACACGCACCGCATCGAAAAGCTGGAACAGCAGCAGAAGGACCTGAATAAGCTGGTAACGGCAGTGGAGGTGCTCGCCTCGCGCGAAAAGGGCGTGGAGACGGACGTCAAGGAGATCAAGGCGGACGTGAAGACCATCACGCAGAAGGGCGGAAAGCGCTGGGATGCGATGATCGACCGCGTGCTGTACGTGCTCATCGGGGCGGCGATCTCCCTGCTGATGACAGGGGGGAGCTTATGAAAAGGAAACGCACGAGCTTTTCCAAACTGTTGCTGCTGCTCGAAAGCGCGATCGTGCTCTATACGACGTATCAGGGCTTCGGGATCGCGAAGCTCGCGATCGAACTGGGCTTTATGGGCACGCTCCCGTGGATCGCGACGATGGTGACGGCGGCGTGGGGCGCTTACGGGACGAGCGCCGCCTGCTACTACGCCAAAGCTAAGGCGGAAAACACGGCCGGCGGCGTGACGTACGAAACGGTGTGCCGCGGGCCGGATTGCGAGAGGTGAGGGAATGGAACTTCTGAAAAAGAGACTGGCGAACCTTCTGAGCGTGAAGAGTCTGGTGACGATCTGCCTGACGGTCACCTTCTGCGTGCTGACGGTGCAGACAAAGGTGACGCAGGAGTTCAACACGGTGTATCTCATGGTGATCGCGTTCTACTTCGGCACGCAGAACGGCAAGACGCAGGAGGAGAACTGA